GAAATTTCCGTCAACAAAGATACACAATTCACGTTAAGAGGATATGTCGAAGATAGTCGAGGAATTAGGTCTGATTCATACGAAACGACCATCACTGTTTTAAATTACTTCAGTCCAACGTTGAAATTTGAAGCGACTAGAAGTGGTTCAACCAATAGCACACTTACCATTAAGCGTTTTGCCAAAGTCGCACCACTTATGGTCAATGGTGTTCAAAAAAACCCGATGAAGCTAACGTTCACCACACGGCAAGTCGATTCGGATACCGAAACTATCGATAACGGCGGTGCTGGTGGAACATGGTCGCAGATTTCAGAGTTTAACGCATCAAACGCTAACCTCGGTAATTCGTACCCAGCCGATACCTCGTATATCGTGGTCGGTAAGTTAGAGGATAAGTTTACCAGTGTATCGTTCCAAGTTACTGTTCCAAGTGACCGAATCGTGATGTCTTATGACAAAGAGGGTATCGGTATCAATAAATATCGAGAGCGTGGGGCGTTGGATGTTGACGGGTTAATTTATTCAAACCGCAAACAAATTCAGCACCACAAACTGACCGAGCCAAACGGTGCAGCCATAGATACTAAAGTGGATAACCTAAACGACTATAGAACCACTGGTTTCTATTCGATTCTAGGGAACTACCGAAACCACCCAGCATCGGGCGAGGGGGCTTATTTGGAAGTCGTGGAAAGTCTATCTGGTTACCATCAAACGTTAACGACTATATCTGGTCGTATGTTTAAACGGACAGTAACCAACAATTCTAATGGTTCATGGATTGAGTACACGCCCAAACCAGAGAAACCGGAAAAGCCAGAACCGGCTCTGGTAAAGAAAGAAGTCGATATGGGGTTTGGCGTTAAAGCTAACATGGTTAGAAAAGGGAGCACAGTTATGTGCAGTTTGGTTCGTGGTATCTATTCGACGCTAGGTGGAATAGAGTACAAAGAACTTAACGAGAAAATGCCAGAAGGTTTTAGACCAGCCGTCGAAACGAATTTGAACGCCAGTAAAAACATAGGTGGAAATCAAGTGGGCGTAGCAACATGGCATTTATTGCCTAACGGGAACATTAATCTAACAAATCAGTCCGATGCTAAAGCAGTTTACAACGGCACGATCACTTATATCACTGAAGACAATTATCCAAATTAAGAAAGGAAAAAATAATTATGGCACTTAAAATTACAAAACAACGCACAATCAATGCAGAATTTAACGTCGAAGAAGAAGGAGCTACAATCCTTGTTAAACAAACATTTATCAGCGTAGATTCCAATGCAGTCTCTACAGTTCAAGAGAATCTTCTAAACGCTGAACTCTACGCTAAACATCGTCAAGAAATGCGTACAGACGAACGTGCTCTACGTGACTTGCGTTATAAAGTAGAGGATGAAATTTTGGCTGACACTACTACAGAGGCTTGATGCGTAAAAAATGGGGGTAAAAAAATAAAAGATGAATATTTCTGATTTGATTGACCACCTTGCCCCTACCATCGGTGTGATCGCAACGGGCTGGTTCGGGATGAAAGCTAGCAAGTCAGCTAATTTAAGCAAATCGCAATTCGGAGATTTAAAAAGCGAATTGGAAAATATCACCGATTCGGTTGAAGTCGTTCAACAAATCGGTGAATCAAACAACGAGAAAATCAACGAATTAAGCGACAAACTAGCGGTGCATGATGAAGCACATCTTGTTACCATGTATCTACGCCTTGAGCGTGACATTAACAAAGAATTAGAGCGTGGATATACCACTGTTCACAATTCTGATGTAATTCACAAAATGCACTCTAGTTACAAGAAACTAGGTGGCAACGGGTACATCGATGCCCTTTATAAAAAATACATTAATTTAGAAGTGAGGAATTAAACATGAAAATTAATTGGTCTATTCGTTTTAAAAACCGTACATTCGTAACACGCTTTGCACTAGCATTGGTGTTGCCAGTTTTGGCTTACTTTGGTATCAAATTTGAAGATATCACAAGTTGGGGAGCGTTGTTTGGATTGTTTGGCAAATTCTTGTCTAATCCATATTTGGTAGGATTGACGGCAGTTAACGCCTTGAATATGTTCCCAGACCCAACAACGAAAGGTCTTAGCGATAGCGAGCGAGCACTATCATACACTAAACCTTATGAGGACTAGCCTATGGCTAAGCTCATGACCTCTATCAACCAGACGGAAGGTGGCGATATTCTCAAATCTGGGGACACCACTTCCGTATTTGGTTTTGAAATTCTAGGGTACGATGGAAAACGCATGGAGCTGTCTGGCACTGGTAAGCTAACGCTGTCAAACGACGAAACCGTGGCACTCTATCAAGATGTTACCGTTGAAAACGGGCGTTTCTCATTCTCGATGGGTAACGTGGTAGCTACTGGCACTTACTACCTTGAAATTAAACTAGATGGCCACATTTTCCCATCTAACAATTTTAAAGTAAAAGTGAAGAACTCACTGAATGTGGACAGTGCTATTCCATCGGACAAAAGCCCTAAACTAAAACTACTAGCGGATGAATTGCGAGATTCTGGGTTAATTAGTGGTGGCACTGATACCACGGAAGACCTCGTTAATATCTACAATCTTGCTAAAATTTGAAAGGAAACATAAATGAGTAAATTACATGATTTTGCCCAAGCAGTCGGAGCAGATATCAAAGAAATCAAGGCAGCATTGGCTGGCAAGGCTGAGAAAGGTGAAGTGACCACTAACGGCATCACTCAAGAACAACTTAACACCGCAATTACACAGGCTAAGGCTGATATCATCGGTAATGCACCGGAAGAGCTTGATACACTCAAGGAAATCGCTGATAAAATCAGCGCAGCGGGTGGCAATACTGATAGTGGCATCATTACGAAAATGACCGAATTGGGAACTCGTATCGACACAATCGAGCAAGAAGACCTTGTGAGCGTATATAACACAGCGAAAAACACCCTCTAAGGAGGTTGATTTATGAGCAATTTAAGCAAGGCCATTGAAGCCATTGGCCGCGATATCGGTGAAATTAAAGGGAAACAATCTTCATCGTTGTCTATCGGTCAAGCGTATGGGTTATTTCCAACATATAACAACTTTTTCCTACAGGTTCTAGAACAAAATAAATTTGCGGAAGACCCACTTGTGACAAAATCTCAATTACCAACGAGCGAAATTGAAGAGTTAAAACAGAAGGTCGAAAAGTTGGAGGAAATGCTCTTGGAAATTAAACAGAGTATTCAAAAATAATTTAAGGAGGCACTTAAATGAGTGTACAACAATCACTAATTAACTGGTTCGTTAGCCATCGAGGACTATTGACTTATTCAATGCTCGGTAGCCGTAATGGTACAGACGGGACGGCTGACTGTTCTGGTTCTGTATCGCAAGCCTTGAAAGAGGCTGGTATCGGTATTCAAGGGCTACCATCTACAGTAACCCTTGGTCAGCAACTATCAAATAACGGTTTCTATCGTGTTTGCCGTAACGAATCATGGAACGCACTTCCAGGGGATATCGTTTTGATGTCATGGGGTGCTGATATGTCTAGCTCCGGTGGAGCTGGTGGACACGTTGGTGTCATGATCGATGATACCTACTTCATCAGTTGCGATTTTTCTACTCAAGGAGCAGTAGGGCAAGCTATCAATACTTACCCTTGGGATGATTACTACGGATGGAATCAGCCAGCTTATATCGAAGTTTGGCGCTATGCTGACACTGCACCTCAAACCAACAACCAAGCTAATACTGCGGTAGTGCCGCAATCCAAGGCTTACTATGAAGCCAATGAAGTCAAATATGTTAACGGTATTTGGCAAATTAAATGTGACTATTTGGCACCCGTAGGGTTCGACTGGACAGAGAATGGTATTCCTGTTTCAATGGTGAACTGGGTGGATGCCGACGGTAACGACTTGCCAGACGGTGCTGATCAAGATTTCAAAGCTGGCATGTTCTTCAGTTTTGCTGGTGATGAATCTAACATCACTGACATGGCCGATGGTGGCTACTACGGCGGCTATTATTACCGACACTTTGAGTTTGGCCAATTTGGCACTGTCTGGCTCTCATGCTGGGATAAAGATGATCTCGTTAACTACTACGAATAATTAAACCAGACCACGAACAAAAATAAAATAAAAGGAGTATATCACCTCCCCTCACACTGCAATAGGGATACCATGGCAGTAGTGGTCGAAGCCTCAGCATTGTGCTGGGGCTTTTTTTGTGTTATAATGATATTGGTTTTGAGAATAGCCTTCATAGGTAGACGCCGCCCATAAAAGGGCGGTTTTTTATTTTGTGCATAGCATTAGACATTTAATCTAAATAAAGGTACACTATAGATGTACTTTAGGCGTTTACGTGCCGAATGTTTTTGTTTTTTTCTATTGTCGCTTGGTAGTGTGGGCTGCCAAGTTTTTTTATGCCAAAATCAAGAATTTTAGTATCCTTTATTGAAATGCTAGTCGTGCTTCTCATTATCAGTATTCTCCTCTTGCTTTTTGTTCCTAACTTGAGTAAGCAGAAGGATTCTG